ACAAGCGCGTAGACCTCACCACCGGCCAAATCCTTGATGGCATCAAAGAAGTCCTGCATGGCTATTTCCTGTAGAGGTTCTTGGCTTCCTGCTCAATGCGCTCACTCAGCCGGTCCTTCATGGCCTGTACCGCTTCGCGCCGTTTGGCTTCCAGGGCTGGCCGCAGGAATGGCCGCGCGCGCATCTTTCGAGTGCCAAACTCCACAAAGCGCCAGTACCAGGCGTCCTGAGACAGGTTGCCCTTCTTGCCCTGCTTGCGGAACTTCTTGCCGTGGCGCACCGTTACGAAGAAGGTCTGGCGCGTGAGGCTGGAGAGTTCAGGGATCTGTTTCATGATCACCGAGCGCCTCAGCGTTCCAGGTGGCGGCTGGTTGGGCCCCAGGACCTCGGCTGCCTTGGGCGCGCGCATGCGGGCTTCATCGCGGATGACTTTGGCTCCGGCATAGACCGAAACGCGCAGGCCGTTCTTGGCCACCCGGTCGGGCAATTCGCGCAGGGCTTTGGCCAATTCAGCCAGACCCTCGACCTTGAAGCGTTCATGTTTAGCCATCGTCCAGCCCTTCGCTTGCAAGCAGGATGACCAGAACACGTTTTTCGTCCTCGTTCAGGGCCGAATGGATGTTGAAGATCCGCGACCTGTAGAGCACCCGGTACTGGGCGACTTGCTGGGGGTTGTCAAAGATGCCTTGGTAGCGCACCGTGATCTGGTGCGTGAGTTCGGCCGAGATGCGGCTGGCGATCACGGCTTCACGACCGGACAGGGGCTGGATATCGGCCCACACTGTGGCCACATCAATCCATGTACGGCTGGGGGCGCCCAAGCTGTCTTTCACGGTGCTGGGGCGCTGGATCTTGATGCGTCGGCCCAGCGTTCCGGCTCCGATGGGGTTCATATCAGGGGTACTTTGTAGGGATCGAGCAGGCCATCGATGAAGGGCAGCGGATCAATACGCCCTCGTGTCATCGATGCCACCTCCTCGCGGTGAACGTAAAGCGAGCCCACACGCAGCTTGATCCAGGTCTTGATGCCCTCAGGCACCGCTGCGGCGCTGCCATACCCGGCATCGAAGACAACGCTCACGGCGCCGATCTGCGGCAGAGAAATCGGCCAGATCTGCCCGAACACCGGGGTGATGCGAGCGGGCTCGCAGGCGTTGTCGATGGTGTAGTTGGCTGCTGGCATGACCTGCCAGGCGCCCGCCATGTCGAGATAGCGGATTTCCACCACCGACGCCACGGGCGACTTGGGCAGCAAAACGGCATGCCCGGGCAGCGTGAAGGTCTGCCCTGCGGGCACACCCATCAGGCTGGGTCCGGGAAAGCTGTCGAGCACCATCCGCCAGCGCGCGGTGATGAGTTGCCGGTTGGTCAGGGTCTCAGCCGCCTGGCGGGCCGCCGAGATCAGGACCTGGATCAGGCTGTCGTCGTCATCGAAGTCCACCCGCAGGTGGAGCTTGGCCTCGGCAAGCGAGATGGGCTCCCCTGCGGGTGGAGTAATCAACTGCATGGGCATGTGATTGCTCCACCCTCAGGCTCAGACCACCTGCGCGACCGCAGCCTGGTTGCTGGCATCCCCCGGCGCAAAGCGGGGGTTAAAGCCCAGCAATTGCGCCGCCGTGAGGCTGGCCGCAACAGCCACCGTCAGCGACAGGCGCACATAGGCGTAGCCGTTGGTGACGTCCAGATCGTCGGGACGCAGGTTGATCAGGGCCTGTTTGTTGTCACCTGTGGCCTTGACGATCTGGGTGATGGCTTTGCCCGTCACGTCCTTGGCACCCGTGCCCGAAGCGTCAGTGGCCTGCTGCAGCTTCGCATCAAGCGTGGCACCCGTGCCCAGGACGCCGCTTTGCACAAGCGCCAGCAAGGTGTGGTGGTTGCCTGCCGAAATCCAGCCGGTGGTGACAGTGCCCACAGCCTGGCTGGCGGGGTCGATGGTGGCCAGAACCGAGAACAGTTCGCTGCCTTTTGCATTGGGAAACATAAGAGTTCTCCTTCAGTGATTGGCGACGATCAGCGTGCGCCCAGTTGGACAAAGGGCGACATGGTCGTGCTGCCCTTGGCGGGGGAGATCGGCGCAGCGATCTTGGATTGGCCGTCCATGCGGAACGTGGTGCGGAAAGCCGTGAGGTCCGCATCGAAGTACAGGTGCATGGAGGTGGCCGTTTGCATGCCACCGGCCTTGGTGATGGTCTGGTAGTACGACAGATCGGCCAGCAGCACGTCACCCGCAGAAGAGAAGGTGTTGGCGTGTTGCGAGACGAAGACCGGACGACCCAGCAGCGTGCCGTAGGGCGAAACCTGGATGCCACCCGGGTTCATGCCAGTGGGCAGGTAGATCGGGTAGTTGCCCAGCGTCAGCGTGAAGAGCGCGGGCAGAACGTCGTTGTTGACGATCCACACGGCCTTGCCAAACGAGCCAGGCGGCAGGCGCGAGATCATCTTGGCCAGGTTCTGCGCCAAGAGGGTCTGCGTGGTCTGGCCCGATTCCTTGGCCACCGTTACCGTGGTGGCATTGGTCATGCACCCCACCGGCAGGCCCGTGCCCGAGCCGAAGAGGATCGACTCGTTGGTCTTCCAGCGAATGGAGGTGGCGATCTTGTCGGGCAGATAGGTCGACAGGGCGTTGGTGTCGTCCAGCAGCTCGTCGGTCACCGGCACCAGAGCCATGAGCTTTTTGAGGCGCAGGGTAGACAGGCCCAGCACCGGCTTGGTGCCTATGGCAGAGGCTGCCTCACCTTGCCAGTAGGCACGGATACCGTTGGTGCCCCAGGGCGTGGTCTCGTCCTTGGGGAAGGCCATGGTGTTGCCCGTGATCTCTACGTTGTCGGTCATGGGCAGCAGGGAGTCCTCGCCCAGCGAGAGCTGGAAGATCTCCTGCGCGAACTGCGGGGGCACGAGGAAACCGCCGTCCTGGGCTGCCCCTTCGTTGCCAAACGAGGCGGGGGCCACAGCACCGCGATTCATGCCAATCAGCAGACGGTCATCGATCGAGGAGCCGGGGTTTTGCGCATGGCGGACGGTTTTAAGGAACTCGCCAACGCTTTTGAAGCCATGCTTGGGATCGGATTCGGCGTTGTTCACCACCGTGATCACCGAGGCATTGGGCAGTTGGGTTGCGTGGCCCATCTGCGCTTCCTCGGCAATCAAGGCCGCTTCACGGTCGATCGCAGCCGAGGTGGCTTCGATCCTGGCCTTGAGGGCTTCAAAAGCACTGACCTCTTCTTGGTTCATGTCGCGCTGCTCGGCGGCAGCGATATCGGTCAGGGCGCGTGCGTCCTTGACCAGGGTGGCTTTGCGGGCTTGCAGCTCGCGCAGTTGCTTGCTCATGGGATTAACTCCAGAAATAAAAAAGCCGCCTGGTCGGAATGACTCAAGGCGGCGACAGGGATGACGACCAACGGGTCGCAGGAAGGCGCAACCCTCAACGGAGGGCTGCAATAAAGAAATGGTTCAGATCAGCGCAAGGGCATCGCGGGCCTGTTTCAGGCGGGACTGGCTGAGCGGCTGTTTGCTGCGCACACTGGCCTGCATCCGGGATAGCAATTCGTCGAAGGTAGCGATGCCGTCAACCATCCCGGCGGCCAATGCAGCATCGGCGCCCAGCACCCGACCTTCGCCCATGCCCGAGCGCACATCGCTTACCGAAACGCCTCGACCAAGGGCCACAGCTTCGATGAAGGCGTTGTAGTAGTCGTCCACACGGGACTGCATGAAGGCCTGCGCCTGCTCATCAAGCGGCACATACGGGTTGCCTTCGACCTTGAACTTGCCTGCTGAGATCAGGGTGGGCTTGACCCCTTCTTCTTCCAGCGCCTTCGAGTAATCAAAGTGGGCCTGCCACACACCGATCGAGCCCACCTCCCCCCCCGGGGTGACGTAGAACTCGCTGGACGAGCAGCCAATCCAGTAGGCCGCCGAAGCCGCCAGGCTGTTGGCCACGGCAATGACCGGCTTTTGGGCTCGGGCCTTGACGATTTCGCTGGCCAGTTCGGCCACGCCATAGACGCTGCCGCCGGGACTGTCGATGTCAATCAGGATCTGGCCCACCGTGTCATCGGCCAGCATCTGGCGCAGGACTGATGTGAACTGCTGGGTGCTGGTGCTGCCCGGCCCGGAGATGTCGTCGACCATGTTGCCGCGCTGCGTCACCACCCCGT